AAAAGGTCTTATTGATGCAGCAAATGAAAGTGGTTTAGGTAGAATTAAGGCTGGTTGGCATTATCCTTCAGATAATAAAGCAGGGATAAAACTTGCAAAAGATATTCTCCCACTGCTTAAAGTGTGAAGGAGTAAAATATGATGGAAAAATTTAAGTCATTCATCACAGAAAAAATTATTAGAGATAAGATAACAATTCTTATCCTAACTAATTCAAAATCAAAGAAACCAGAGATTGTCACTGGTATGCTGCTGCAGGCGTGTAAGGATTTAGAATTACCTTGTTATACAATAGTAACAACTGAAGCATGGATTTCTGATAACGATATCGAAAAGGGTACTGTTGCCATCAAGAACTACGATGGTGGAGAAAAAGATATTTCAGTTGAAACTTCTTCTACTGTGGTATTTGTTCGTGCGGGTGCTTTAGAAAATGAGATCGGTCTTGCTCTGTTGGGAACCTTACAGAACGCTGGTTGTATGATGATTAATGATCGTGATGGAATGATGACATGTGATAATAAGATGTCAGCATATACAGTGTTCGAACGAAATAATATTAAAACTCCTCGTACATCCTTGGTAAATAATGAAAAGAGTATCATTGATGCTCATGAACGTATCGGTGGCAAGTTTCCCGTCATTATCAAAACTCTAACTGGTACACAGGGTATCGGAGTATCTAAAGTTGAAAACATGGAATCTATGATGAGTGTTATTCAGTCATTGTGGAAGTTTAATGCTCCGTTGATTATTCAAGAGTTTTTGAAAATTGATTTCGACATTAGAACTATTGTTCTTAATGGCAGGATTGTTGCATCAACCAAGAGAATTAAACCAGAAAAAGATTTTCGTTCCAATCGTCATATGGGGGCGAAGACAGAACCTTACACTTTGAGCAAGGAAGAGAAATCTGAAATTCTTGCAGCTGCAAGGGCAACTGGTGCATATATGGTTGGTGTTGATCATGCAATTGTTAATGATGAAATCTACGTTTTAGAGTGTAATGGATCGCCTGGTATGGGATCAAAATTTCAGAACTATGATATGACCGTAGTTCCACAAGAACCTATAAAAGAAGAAAATATTATCAAATTGATGGTGCAGTATTTACAAAATCCTGTTCATAGAAGGTTTAATTTTAACCAAGAATCAGGATATCACGAGACAGTAGAGATTTTAGATTACGGTTTGGTTCGTGCAAAATTTGACACCGGAAACGGCACTAATGCTTCGATGTTTGTAGTAGACAAGATACAGGTAGATGGTAAGAAAGTTAAGTGGGAAAAAAACGGCAAGAAATTTGTAAATAATTTGATTGGTATGTCTAAACCAGAACATGTGGTCAAGATAGATGAGAGGCCCATCATTGCAGTTAAAATTGCATTTAATAACATGATATATGATAATGTCCCGATTGGTCTTACCACTAAGGATGCACGATCTACTCTACTTGTCAACCGCGATACTTTGTCACGTTTCAAAGTATCGGTGAACCCTCATAGAAAATTTGTGTTATCAAACTGGAAAGAGCGGGAAGACAAAACCGATGCCACCGCAAAAATATCTCCGCCAGAAACAAAAATTTCCCTTGACAAATAACTTCCAAGGTGTTATACTCTTAGAATGAACTTTTATACTAATGTCCTGCAATATGGAAACTCTATTCTTGTCCGTGAGGTCAGGAACGGCGAACGCACGACTCGTAGAGTCAAATATGAACCCACACTATTTGATCTAGTCAAGACCCGTGAGGAGACTGGCTACAAAACTCTAGATGATAAGAGTGTTCTACCTCACAAGTTTAATTCTATCAAGGAAGCTAAACAGTGGGTTTCTGATCGTGAGAACCAAAAAGATATCATCTATGGTAACACACAGTATCCCTATTGCTGGATTGCTGATGAATATCCTGATCGGGTTGATTGGGACTTGGATCAGATGCTCTTGTACACCATCGATATTGAGGTGGAGTGCGAGAACGGTTTTCCTAAACCAGAAGATGCAGCAGAACCTATGTTGTCAATCACTATTAAGAATTTTCAAACGGGTTTCATTAATGTTTGGGGAATCGGAGAGTTCACAACTACCCGCAATGACGTAACTTATGTCCAGTGCGAGAGCGAGCTTCATCTGTTGAAGGAGTTCCTAGCATTCTGGGAGAACCATACGCCTGATATTATTACTGGCTGGAATACAGAGTTCTTTGATATTCCTTATCTTGTCAATCGTATTCGCAACGTCTTCGATGATGAAGAAACAAAACGTCTGTCCCCGTGGAAAAACGTGTTTGCCCGCGAGGTGTATAATATGGGCCGGGTACATCAAACATACACACTGGATGGTATTGCTGCATTAGATTACTTTGACCTGTATCGCAAGTTCACATACACCAATCAGGAATCATATCGCCTTGACCACATTGCATTTGTGGAGCTGGGTGAACGCAAAGCTGGTAATCCATACGAGACATTTCGTGAATGGTATACCAAGGATTATCAGTCGTTTATTGAATACAATATTCAAGATGTTGAGATTGTCGATAAACTTGAAGACAAGATGAAGCTGATTGAGCTTGCATTGACGATGGCGTATGATGCCAAGGTCAACTTCACTGATGTGCTTGGCACAGTGCGTTACTGGGACATAGTGATTTACAACTATTTGCGTGAGAGGAACATTGTGATTCCTCAGAAGAAAGATCACAAGAAGGTAGAAAAGTTTGAAGGTGCTTATGTGAAAGACCCACAGGTTGGTATGCATAACTGGGTTATGTCTTTCGACTTGAACTCGCTGTATCCTCACCTTATCATGCAGTATAATATCTCACCAGAGACATTGGTGAACCCCGGCATAAAACCTGTAGAGGGAATGGTTGACGAAATATTGGATGGTAAGGTAAATGATACTGAGCATTGCATGACACCCAATGGTGCCCTTTTTCGCAAGGATAAACGTGGGTTTCTACCACAATTAATGGAAGGTATATATAATGATCGTGTCAAATATAAAAGACGGATGCTCGAAGCTCAACAGGAATATGAAAACACTGGGGAGAAATTTCTACTTAATGACATTGCCCGCTACAACAACATCCAAATGGCAAAGAAGATTTCTCTCAATAGTGCATATGGTGCTATTGGGAACAATTGGTTTCGTTATTTTGATCTGTTGGTTGCCACTGCAATTACTACAGCTGGTCAGTTGTCTATTCGCTGGATTGAGAAAAGTCTCAACATTTATCTTAACAAAATCTTGGAAACGAAAGACGTGGACTACGTTATTGCTTCAGACACAGACAGCGTATACATTACGTTTGACAAATTGGTTAATAGCGTGTTCAAAGAGGGAACAGACACTAACACTATTGTCACCTTCTTGGACAAGGTTGCAAAAGAGAAGTTGGAACCATTTATTGATAAAAGTTATCAAGCTCTTGCCAAAGTAACCAACGCATATGACCAGAAGATGGAGATGGGACGTGAGGCCATCGCTGACAAGGGTGTATGGACTGCTAAGAAGAGGTACATCCTAAACCTGTATGATATGGAAGGTGTACGGTTCAAAGAACCTAAACTCAAGATTATGGGTATTGAAGCGGTTAAGTCATCTACTCCTGCTCCCTGTCGTGCAAAGTTAAAGGAGGCAATTAAGATCATTATGGACGGTGATGAGAAACTGCTAAATATATTCATACAAGATTTTCGTGATGAGTTCATGTCATTGCCAGCAGAAGATATTGCATATCCCCGCTCCTGTAATGGATTGAAGAAGTTTCGTGGAACAGATCGTTTATTTGCACTCGGCGCTCCCAAGCATGTTAAGGGTGCAATACTCTACAACCATCTCGTAGATGAGAATAAACTTGGCAATAAGTACGTTACTATTCAAGAAGGAGACAAGGTGAAATTTGTAAATCTCAAAGACAATATCTATCAAGCTTCTGCATTTTCTTTTATGACAAAAATACCAAAGGAACTTGACATTTTACCGATGGTTGACTATACTAGCCAATATGAAGACAGCTTCTTAGCGCCGTTGCGTGTGATAACGGATAAGATGAACTGGATATTGAAAAACGATGAAGTTGGAACACTAGAGGATTTTTTTGGATGATATTGAATAGAGAAGATGCACTCTATGCATCTAATGTATTTGTGGATTACTTTGCTAGTTTTGGTAGGATTGATGATTATCTTCGCAAGGTAAAGTTGGAGAGAATGTCCAACTATCCAACATCATTGCCCGGTATGGGCCCGCAAGATGATATGTTCAGTGACTTCACCATGCATCCAAACGATATGGAGTTTGAGTGCCGTGAGGTATCAAATGAGATATTCGTGAACTATCTGGAGATTGTCACCTCACATGCAGTAGAGGTATCTGTGCCGGGTAAG